ATGAGAGATTTTCAGTTTTTAAGTTTTATAAAAGAAGCGGATAAGTTGTTTTCTAAGAAGAATTTGCTGGCACTTGTAACGTCTGCTTTGCTTTTTCTTCCCCTTGTAACAGGATGCGGCTCTGGTGGCGGTGGTGATGAAGACTTTGAATTTACCATTCCAGTTTTGGACGGAAGTCTAACCGGCTACATGGGAGATCTTTCTAGTCCAAGCGTTCCTTGCAGCGGAAGAACCTTATATATTTCTGCAAGTGCTTCAAGTGAAGGTAGCGGCACAAGTTCAAGTCCATTCAAGACCTTTGCGGTGGCAGCAAGAGCTTTGCAGCCGGGCGACACCCTTGTAATACAGGGAACATTCAAAAATTCAGAAAGAATAAAACTTTCTTCCATTCATGGAAACGCCGGCAACTACATAACAATCAAAGGGGCAAGCGGGGCTTCCCTTTCTGGCGAGGAAATCAGTGAAAACAACAACAAAATCCTTAAAATAGAAAATTGCTCCTATCTAAAGATTGAACACCTTACTTTTAAAGACCATGTGAATACAAAAAACGGTGGTGGCGGCATAGGAGTGTATCCTCCTGCAAACCACATAGTAATAGACCACTGCACCTTTACAAACCTAAAGACAACGGAACCGACGAACCACGGCACAACAAACGGAATTATTGTCTACGGAAATTCCACCACCGATACCATCCACGACATATTCATCAGCAACAACTCTTTTAGTAACATGGCAACAGGCTGGGCTGAATGCCTTACCGTAACCGCAAACGTTGAATACGTAAACCTTATAAGCAACACGATTGACACAACAGGCAACATAGGCATAGACGTTGGCGGAAACTACGGTTACTGCGACGACCCTTCAAAAGACTTTGCCCGCTACATTTACATCTACGGCAATACTGTAAAAAACTGCGTCTCCCCCAATGCTACGGCAGGAAGCATCTACTGCGACGGTGGTCAGCACATAATAATTAGGAACAACCGCCTTTACGATGGCGAGACAGGATTCAGCACTGGCGCAGAACAGGTTCCAATAAGCGAAAACTATTCCACCGGCGACATTTTAATTGAAGATAACTATGTGGAAAATTTCCATCACGGTGTCTGGCACTGCGGCGGCTACAAGGCAAACTTGGGCTGGGTGCAGAACGTAAGGTTTACAGGCAACACCGGAAAGAACACGGGCTACGGGACGCACCAGGCTGTAATCGTCTTTAACAAGTGCCGCAACATAGACTTTAGCGGAAACACCTTTACAAACCCCGACCATTCAGGCGTAACAAAGGTTTACTATTCCTTTAGGGATTCCCCATATACAAAAAATGTCAGCGACCAGAACAATTCTTGGGGCTGGTGATTTTTGCTTATGGAAATCAGTTTTGGGCTTCATTACCAGCAAAATCTGTCTGAAGAATCCAGTGGGTTGTTTGCAACAACCACGTGCGGCGGTAATAGGACTTTCACTCCCTTCGGGGCTTGAAGCTACGCTGCCGGGTTCGCTCCGCGCAAATGGATTTTCAGCCCCACAACGCCACGCACTCGCTACCGTTGTGTGCTTCCCGTTACGCCCATACACCGTAGCAAGGGCGTGCGGTGTACCCGAAGGGTTATTTCCGGTTGCTTTGCATAAGAGAATATTGTAAAAATTGATTTTCATAGGTTTGCCCTAAAGAGCCCCAGTAGACAAGATTGCATTTTTATGCAATACTATCAATAGTAGCAAAGGCGCAGCGTTATGACATGTCATAAAACTTGTCATAATTCTGTGCCTTTTTTTATGCGGAGGTGCTTATGATTGATGTCATAGCAAAGGTGAACGGCGCGGTTAACGGCGTTGTTTGGGGTGTTTTCGGAATTGTATTGCTTTTTGCGGCCGGAATAATCATGACCCTTGTGAACAAGGGCTTTCAGTTTACGCACTTTGCCCATTGGATTAAAAAGACAATTGGCGCTATTTTTACTGACCGCCACATAACGGCTCATACTGCAAAAGACAATAAGGCTATCTCGCAGTTTCAGAGCCTTTGCACGGCTATGGCTGCCACGATTGGAACCGGCAATATTGTTGGCGTTGCAACTGCAATAATCGCCGGTGGTCCCGGAGCAATATTCTGGATGTGGGTTATGGCCATATTCGGCATGATGACAAATTATTCGGAAAACGTGCTTGGCATATACTTTAGAAGAAAGAGTGCCACCGGTGAATGGCGCGGTGGTGCAATGTACTACTTAAAGGATGGACTTGGCGGCTACAAAGGCATGAAGAAAATTGGCTGCGTTCTTGCCTTCCTTTTCTGCCTCTTCTGCCTTTTGGCAAGCTTTGGCATTGGAAACATGAGCCAGGTTAACTCCATTGCGGGAAATATGACCAGCGCATTCAGCGTGCCTGCCTGGGTTACTGGATATTAATTTTAACATAAAAAGAACCAAAAATTATAATAAAAATTGATATTTCTTCACAAAGAAAAAGCAGACAGGATATTTTTTCAGATGTTGTTACCTTGCCTGTTTTTTCTCTGTGCTTTCTTGTAAAATTACATGATTTTCCTTTTTTTCATGTAACGATTAAGCGTTACCCATGTACAGTTTAGTTCACGTGCTAAAGCCGCTTTTGTCTTTCCTTCTTTACGGCATCGTCGTATGTATCCTCCCTTTCCACTTAATTTATATTTGCTCGGCTTTACTCCCTTTGGTCTGCCTAGCTTTTTTCCTGCACGGACAGCTCGGATAAGACCTGCCTTTGTCCGTTCACTAATAAGTTGCCGCTCAATTTCTGCCGATAATCCAAATGCAAAGGCAATAACCTTACTTTGTATGTTATCGCCTAGCTCATAGCCCTCCTTTATCGCTCGAACTTGTACGCCTTTGTCCAAAAATGCCTGTAATACATCAAGAATCATAAGCATTGAGCGTCCTAATCGTGATATTTCTGCAATCACAACAATGTCGTGCTTTTGAACTTCCGCAAGTAGTTTCCCTAATTTTCGCTTTTCAGGCTTCTTTGTTCCACTTACAGTCTCTGAAATCCATTGAACATGATGTAATCGACGTTCTCGACAATATCTTCGTATTTCGATTTTTTGATTATCCAATGTCTGTTTTCCGGTACTTACTCTAATATATCCATACACCATAATTTGCCCCTGTATTTTTATCGGGCAATTTAACTGCACAGAAAGACCAAATCCAAAACATTACAGGAACACTTATAGGAACTGCTTATCCTGAGCACTCTGGATACGGTAAGGATTGGACCGGAGCCTTTAAGAGGAGAGGAACATATTGGACTTCAAGCAACGCTAACAATGTTAAGTCTGTTGTTATGTACGACGCAGATTTTGACGCCTCTCGTGTTGCTAGAACGGGAGAAGAAACTCGCCCTGTAAATTTTACAATTCGAGTCTGGAGGCGGATTGCTTAGTTTATTCGTTTCCAGACCTTGACCGTAAAATTAACAGGACGCGTCTCCTCGCTATACCGTGTGTTTTGGTCTGTTCGGATAACTCCAACGAATGAGTTTCCACCATACCAATTATTTCGCATTGCTGAACTACCCCAGTCAGCGTTTCCTACAACCATTCCATTACTTACCGTTCCAGGGTATGCGTTGCTTATTCCATTAGTTGCTGTGATTTTCATTCTTGATTGATGACTATGATTTTGCAACGTGTCTTTCTGTGTAATCAAATCGCCCGATTTATTTATATAGACTGCTGCCTCGCCACTTGACCAACTGCCAGTAAAAATTTTGACAACTTGCCCCTTTGAATTCGTTGTTGTTGTTCCGCTGTTTGATACAGTTCCATTCGTACCATTGCTATTTTTAATGCCTGTCCAATTCACTGGGTTCTCCAGTTCGGCATCCCTGAACCACTTTGTTTCATCAATTGTATAAAGCGTTGTTGGTGCATTGGCTGAACGATAGAATGCTGCGTTGTGAGAGATGAGTTCCTCCCAGTCGCTACATGGAAATATATCAAAAGGGGAATCCGTCTGAGGCTTCTGCTCATGAATGTCGCCAACCATCTTTCCTCCGCAGGATTGCCATGCACTTCCGTTCCACATAATCTCAATATTGGCATTTGGCAGAATGTGCGGTGTATTCGTGCTTACGGAAGTACATGAAAGTATATGCGTAAAAGTTGTGTTGTTTACGATTGCCAGACGACATCCTTTATAGGTCGCATTTCCCAGAGTAAGCGTTATCGAATCTTCCGACTCTATGATGATTTTTGCATCATACTCAATGAGGCTAGTTTGGTCACTTGATGTAACTATAACACCCCTCATTTTTACAAATGAGGCGATTATGTTGTTGTTAACCTCCTGTGTAGAAAGGCCTCCTTTGTTTACTGCAGTCCGTGCTACTTTCGTGCCAAACGGGGGCATATACCCTATGAGATCTGGAATTAGGATTGAATCAAGCGTTAAATCTATCATTTTTATTCTCCTTGTGTATGGTATTCATTGATGATATCAAGCACTTTTTGCCTAAAAATTGGTGAATCAAACAAATTCGTGTGAAAATTAGTCAAGTCCGCAGCGTCAAGAATGAAATGTCGCTTAGCATAGTCGAGAGTTCCCCACGGTATTTTATCGGGTGAATATTTTACGAATGCCTCAAAAGTTTCTTCAGCTGTATCTATATAAAGTTCATCAAGACAAAACGAGTTCATTTCGGCATTAAATATTGCATTGGAAGATGTTAGTGCCTCAGAGTACCGACTAAACACTTTTCTTTTTGTTCCTACGAATACGCTGATATTCTCTGTAGTAAGAACAACTGCAAAATGTATCCAAGAATTCGGTGCAAACCTGATTCCTAAATCAGAAATTTTTATGTATTCACTTTTTATACCCGTGTGAAATATATAAGTGCCAGCTCCAAGTGTTACATTGTACACCATCAAGTCAGGTTCTGTGACTTCATAGTTATAAGGGGGCTCATCGTCAAGATATTCATTGTAGTTTGGTTCTCCAGTCGATATTATTATTGAAATGCTGTCGGTCTCATTTCCAATGTGAAACAGAGTCTGGTTTTCCGCCCAAATGTACTTAATCCAGAAGTCAATTGTCCATTGGTTCATCTGTGGGAGTGGATGAGTGAGACTGTACTGCCCATACAAGGACTTGCCAATTTCAGAATATGGAGCAAGTGTAAGGATTGCAGGTGAAAAGTCTATGACATCAAAAGGATTATTGTCCTTTTCATCTACGAGTACAGGAAATTCTATATAATTCATCGTATAGCCCACATGCTTGTTCTGGTCAAGAAGGTCTGTGTCAAAGTGGTAGACACAAGCATTTGCAGTTATATGTGGTCTGCCGATGTCATGCCCAAGTTGTCGTCTTTCGGCAATAGTCGTGTTAGATACCACAAGGCTCTGCTCCGAATAAAGAATCTGAGAAAGAAGCCCTCGAGTTTCCTGCTTTGCAACAGTAATCCATGCACTTTCAACTGTACTTCGGTGCTCGTAGTAGGTTCCCTGTGGTGTGATACGAGTTCTGTCCAGAGATGTCTCATCCACCTGTACGATGAATTCTCCGTTTACCTTAGACGCTTCTGATGTAATCTCAAAACTTCCAACTTTGAAAGAGATAGTGTATTCCCCCGTGGGAAATCCGTTTTCAAGAACTGGATCCACATGCAAATACTGTTCTGTTCCTCCGACATACAACCGCCCCTTATAATGCTGAACTCCGTACTTATCCATAAAAGTGGACAAGTCCCACAAGTTAGAGCCGTCTCCAAATGCACCTTCAAGAATTGCACCTATATTGGCAGAGAGTGCAGAAAGGTCAGTTATATAGAGCTGTTTGAAATCCTCGTTTGCCTGAACTATATCTTGCATGTTTGTGCAGAGTGCGGTTACGTTTATAACTGTTTCTTCTGAAATTCCCGCTTCATTTTCTGCGACGATACTGAACTGATATCCAGTATCGCGTATATCGTTAGTCGCCTGACCGTTAAGAGGCATTGTTTGTATGTAGGTGCCATCTGAAATGACGAATCCGTTTCCATCCTTGTAATTCTCTTCATTACCGCTTGTAATGTTTCCCTCATAGTCTTTTACTGGATATGGATTGAGCGAAGTTGCGGGTTTGAACCATATTGATTCTCCGTCTATGTCCGGACGTCGAACCTTTACGCGGTATTGCACAGTTCCATATACCTCAGAATTGTCACTTCTAGGTGGCTCGGAAAGTTTTAGTGTTATTGTCCTGTCGTTTATACGTGGATATACTGCTGGGGCAGAGAGTAACCATGTGCCGTAACCATCAACGCTCACAGCTAAAGGATTGCTCCATTCGCTCTCCTTGTTATAAACATTAAAAGCTTTTGCGCGAACAAACCATCCAGTCATATCTGATTTTTCCGGGTAGTGGTCTGTTATTCGGTCGAATGAATATATTGCGTTAAGAGATGAGGATTCTGCGAAAAAAGCCCATTCTGCATCAGGCCCCTTCTTAATATAGTAATCAATTACTTTAATCGCATTGGCGAGTCCTGTTCCAAATTTAGCACATTCAACTGATATTCCGTCACGAGAAGCTTTTGCATTGGAGAGCACTGGCGTGTCTGGATTGCCTACTTGTAGTGTATCCGCTCCCACTATATCCTTGAGTTTTTCAATGGCGAACATTCCCATCGGGCTTGGGGAACTCCATTCTCCCTCATTTATAGCCCCAGCAGTTTTTGTTGAGATCCACTTTGCCTCTGATGTTTGTACCAGGTGCCATCCATCCGAAGTTCCGTTTCCTACCGGCGCATTAGGTTCCTCCGTACTGTCGTTGTACGTAGTCCATGTACGCCAGCCGGTCACTTCCCCGGTATCTATAACACTTTGAGTTTCAGTCAGCTTGTTATGATATTCTGGCAAGACAAAACCCGGAGAATCCACTCCGAAAATTTCCGGGGCATATTCCACACAGGTGACATCGGCATTTAAGTTTTCTCCGCACTGGATGTCGGTGATAATAAGGTCTATGGCTTCATTTCCACGTTCTCCAAATGCAAACAAGTCGCCTATGTCGGGAGCATCTTCGTAAGCCATCGGTTCTGCAAGCATGACCGTGTGTGAAACACCCTCTGAATTAAGCACATCCAGAAGTACGCATTCACCTGATTTGCGTCTGACTCGCATTGCATAATTTTTCCCAGATTCCATCTGAATATCTTCGTCGCATATGAATCCCGTGATGTTACCAGTTCCATTGGTGAACCGATCAAAAATTCGTCCCTGTGTTATTCCTGCAAGAGCAATGTCGCCTGCATATTTAATCCAGTCACCCTTGGAACAAAGCATATATTCAAAATCCGCACTGAATGTTACAACCAATGGACGGTGCTTTGAAACAGAATATTTGTACATACCGAGTTTTCTTGCCTGTATGCTGTTCGTTACACCCCAAAGCGCAACATCCTGCGTAGTCTCAGGCTCTCCGTTTTTGTTACCGTCCGGAGTATTATAGACAGAGCAGGAATTTTCTGCATATCCAGAATCTGCATCGTCAAATCCCAGCTTGATTTCATCCGGGATATCTGACAAAGCTATAGACTCTTTGTAGTCATAGGAATTTCGCGGAGTGAAGAGTTGCACGGGTGAATCTCTCTCGATATCCTGTATGACGGTAATCTTTCCGTTTCTTCTTATAATCTCAGCTCTGCATGTGCTTGCTATTGAAGTCAAAAGCTGGCTTATCGTCATTGATTCCGTAAGGTATGCATTACAACTGTAGCCATGCCGAGCGCACCATGAATGAAGCCGTAACATGGCATCTATGTCTATTTCTTCATCCGAAAGTTTTTGTTGTGCTGGTTCGCCTTGCATTGCATACATCGCAGCAGAGGCTGGATTTGCAGACTGTGAGATTCTCCACCTTTGTTCTCCGTCTACAGGGACAGGAAGACGTGATGTAGCAACAAAATTCAAACGGTCTATGACATTGTTGAGTTTCTCCGAGGCCTTAATTTTTAGACCAATTAGTGTAAGCTGGCGGCATCGCTCTGACCTAACAGGAGGTTCAGACTTGATTGCGCGTATTGAGCCTACATACACTTCGTCAATTATCTTTGTATCTGAATGATCTCCAGTTACCCGCGTAACCTTGACGGTATAACTTGCAGGTGGCAAGTTTGCCTTAGTAATTGCAAAACGCTTGGTCTTTAGTTCTGCTCCTGACATGGTATCGGACCCGCCGGAAAAATAACCGAGCAGTTGGTATGAAGAATCCGGTTCATCTGCCCGCTTGTAATAGCAGCGCACCGTAACGGACACCGACTTAAGCTCTCCCTCATCATTGTAACGTCCAAGTCCGTTATAGAAAAAAATGTCTACATTGATTTCATCCGTACCATCAGGAGTTGTCTCTATAAGCGAGCCATCAACGCCCTCTGATGTTGTGTGCTTAAGAACCGAGTTGTGCTGCATCTCATGGGTGCATTTTTTCATTAGAGGAGGGGTTTCTGCCCCGTATGCTATCTGCATCTGTATCAGGCTGTCATGCCCGGAAAGTATGGTGCTTATGTTCTTGCTTGCTGAATAATCAGAAAGAAGTGTCTCATCGATTTTAATTGTGCTTGTATCAATCTCCATGTCTTTTTGCCCGACACAAAAAAGCTGGTAGAGGTATACAGAGCCGTCCGAAGGGTCTACCCAGGTACAGCTTGATGCGGCAAGATCAGCATATATTCTTCTGCGTCCGAACAGTACTGGTACAAAACCGTATGGGCGAGACTGATTTCTACTTCCGCGTATAGATGGATCCTGTTCGGGAGAAGGCTGCTTCTTTTTGTCCAAGGAAGGTATGTCAAGGTTATAGAGGACTGCTCCTCCCGCAACCATTCCGACTCCGGCACCTATCAGCATTGCACCGGCAAAACCTCCAATTCCGGTCCATCCCAGTGTGGCTACAGCGACAACACCAAGTGCTGTCATTACCCCGCCGGCAACCTTCATGCCTCTTCCTGTGCTTCGATTGTCTCCTTCTGGTACTATCTTGATATATACATGCTGATTTTCTTCTGGAATCCTGTCAAAATCTGAAACAGGCTCGTCATTAAAAAGGACGCGCCAACCCGTATTCACGGCATGGAGTACATCAATTTTTGTTATAATATCGCCAACAGAAAGGCCTTGTGTAAACGAGAATTCAGTCTTTTCCGCAGAGAACGGATTTAGGCAAGCCGTAACATGGATCGACACGGTACCACCCCTCCACACATCCGGCTAGAGTAGGAGCAGAAATACGCTCCAGAACGACACCGGTTTTATGTCTTGAATGGATTATAAACCCTTCGCCCGCATATAAGCCTACGTGGCAGAGCCGTCCGCACATCCGTATGAGGGCTACGGCTTTCTCTTCCGGTTTATCAATTTTTTCACAGAGTAGTACAGGAATATTTTCGCTAAACATTTTTTTTGCTTCAGCTACATCGAGGGCATTTGTATAGTCTCCCAGTAGCAACGGCAGCTTTATACCATACTCGGTGGCGAGAACAAGGCGTACAAGACCGTAGCAGTCAACCCCCGTCTGGTCTCGTCCCCCAGATACAAAAGGGAGTCCGACATATTTTTTTGCCCATGGGTACATAATTTCTCCTACCAGAACAGTCCGGGAAAATCTTCAGGATTATAGGTAAAACCAGTGAATTTACGGTCATGCATGTACAAATCATACAGTTCACCGGTTACGCTTTGGCTCGTAGCGGTTATATTCCTAAGCACGAAATGAAGAGGTCCTTCAATATAATTGTCGCTTTCGCTTGCCATTATTACCCCTACATCACATGTAATTTGTTTTTTGTCAGCTATACTTCTGCCCGCCGCTTTTTTTATCTCCCGGTAAACAGAAATATCCGTATTGTCAATTTGTAAGCGGCATGTCTTGTTTCCGTCTCCCGTCTGGTCTGGAAGTAACACCGAAAACCCGCACGGAACATAATGCTCTCCACAAGATACAATCTCCTGAAGGTCATCGACCACGCGCAGGATTGGTTCTTCATCGTAGTATATCGTCAGGAGGTGAAGCAGAACCTCTGCTGTCTCACTTGAAGTCATAGCTTCTTTTGCTGCCGGGCTCAAATCATCTCTAGGCATTCATCTTCTCCAGTTCCATAGTTATTTTCCAGTTTCCGTCAAGGGAATCCTCGTCGTAGTCCTGCTTGAAGCGGAACTCGGAATATTCAAGTGTCTGAGGATCCTTCATTATAAAACGCCGGACACCTCCACCAAGCACCGTGTCGTACCAGGCTTCAAGGATTCTACGCTGGTTTTCAGAGACCACGATGCTCCCTGTAAAAACTTTTGTTGAGACTGTGTACCGTCGTCTGGCTTTTGCCGGCCCAGCATCCATCTCAGTACGTATGACAGAACTTTTTTTGCTTGCTTCCAATCCGTCCAAGATTAACACTTGGGGCAATCCTTCCGGCCATGTTATGTTTGTCATTATACCCCCTGAGCTTTAAGCCCATACCGAGCTTTCATAGCTTTGTCTGCCTTACCGCCGGAAAGGTGGTTGTTTATCATTGAGCCTATTGTCACCTCAAGCCTCCTCTGCCCAGTTTCGTCTGAAGTCTCCTCTGCCGTTACATTTTCACTTCCATAGTTGTTGATGACGACGGTAAGAGAGTAATCACCTCCACCAATCCCGCTCGCACTTACCCCTAGAGAACCGTCTACACCCCGGGTGAGCGGCATGACAGCCTCTGGACCTGCCTCTCCCATAAGTCCCGTTCCGAAACCGCTTCCCTTTGCAAACTTAAAGAATGTTGGCGACTGCACTATGCTGTTTGTGAACGTTCCGCCCTTCGCAAACGCTGAGTAGTCATCAGCCCCGTAAACTCCGCCAAATGCATTTTTCTCGGTTTTGCCTGACACATATCCAGAAATCAGACTGTCAGCAAAACCACCCATTATGAAGCCAAGACCGAGAGCCCATTGTCCTTGGGCAATGAGCTGAAGACCTGCCTGCATCATCAGGAGAGGAAGCTGGTTCAGTATCTCTTGAGCCATTGATGCAAGTGCCGAATGCATGGAATCCGCAGCATCTTTTCCTTCCCCTAATGCCCGTCCAAATTCTTGAAACCCCGACAGCGTTGTGCTAAAGGACAATGATGAAAGTGAGCTTGCAAGACTTCCGATTATCTCCGTGGATTTTTTGTCCAGCTCACCAAGATTGTTCAGTGCCTGTGTGGTAAAGCCCCCTATCATGGCGGCAAGGTCAGCATATTCTTCCTTTACAGGTTGCTTTGCATCCTCTATTGCGTTTTTAAGCTCACGGGCTTTCTCTATCTGTTCATCCGTAGCTCCGTTTGCCTTTAGCATTGCGAGGTACAGATCAAGCTCGCTCTTTCCTGCATCGTCAAGTTCCTTTTGCAGCTTTTCCAGTTCATCGCCTACGAACGCCTCATTGCGAGCATTTTTTATCTCAAGATATTGTTCCTTTAATGTGCCGAGGGCGGTGTTTGCCTTGTCCAGCTCATCTGGAGAAAAGGCACTGTTTATTTGTGATGGGTCAATGGAGAGAGCTTCCTGTATTTTTCCCTTTATGTTTGACAGCTGGTTTTCAAGGAAGTCTGTTCGGTTGAAAGGTTCCCCCAAAGCTCGGCTTATTGCCTCCGAATCAGAAAGCGACTCTTCAAGCCCCGCTTTGTAAAGCTCTGCAGCCTGCTTTCCTGTTGAAAAAAGGCTTCTATCTACATCCAGAATATCACTAAGCCATTCCTGCCATGACTTTTTGCTGCTTTTTTTTGCCGACTTTGATTCCCCGATAGAAGACATCTTTTTTTTGATAGCCGATTCAACATAGTCCAGTTCTCGGATGGCTCCTGACGTGTCAATAATCGTTCCGTCCTTATCGCTTGCACTGGAAATGAGTTTCTTCCTGTCTTCATCAAGTTTCTTGAGCTGTTCCCTGTACCTTTCGACCTGTATTACGGGATCGTCCTTGGACAGACGTTCATATTCATCTCCAACGGATGACATGAGTTCCAGTATCTGGCTTTCGGCATTAGCTCTGTCTGCCTCCTGCTGTATTATTCTCCGTTGCTCATCCTCTGCATATTTCAGGCTGTCTACTTCATGCCTCCAGAAATCTAGGGCATACAATTGGTCTGATATATCCTTACCGTCTTTGAGAGCCTTATTGTATTCTGCTTGGGATGCGGCAAGGGCTCCTGTAGCGTGCTCCATTTTTTTTGCAGCATCAAGCCCATTATACCAGCCCTCAAAATCCGTGGCACGGTCAACGGTACTCCACGTGTTCTTAAATGCAGCCCCCACAAGGTTCAACGAGTTTACAACAACACCGGCCTCCTTGTTGTAGTCCCACATAGAACCCAGGCCTTTGGAAAGGGATTCTCCGGCCTTGTCAATCCAGCTGAGCCCACCATCCCCAGGCGGAGCTATAAGCTTTTTGAAGCGGTCTACTCCTTCACCAAGAAAACCGCCAATCGAAGCCATGACATCAGCAAAGGCATTCTTCACCTGCGTGGCATAACTTACAGCAGCTTGTGCAGCCCCTGCATAGGTTCCGTCCAGTTCATCCAATATGACTTTCTGTGCAGCCGCCGCATCTCCCGTGTCGATGAATGATTGGATAAGTTTCTTCTGCGCTTCGGTAAAACGGAAGCCCTGCCTCTGGAGGCTTGCAAGTCCGTTTATAGGGTCGTCCAAGGCTTTCCCGACTGTCTGCGCGGCACTGGCAAGGTCCATTTTCATGACGGTGGCCATGTCGAGTATAGCCTTTGTCGCGTGCTCGAAGTTGTCGCCCTTTATACTCTTAAAACCGAGGAGGACGGAGTGCATGGAGTTTATTGCACCGCCAGAATAATTGGTCACATCCTGAAGCCCTTGTGCCATTGCGGCAAGCTCTTCCGTGCTTGTCCATGCAGCCGCTCCGGTTGTCTCTATTGTCGAAGCAAGAATTCTTAGTGTCTGCTGCTGTTCGGAATATGCGTCTGCACATCCTTTTGCAAAGTCCACTACAGCCTTTGCTGAGAATGCTGCGCCAACGGCAGCCCCGAACGACTTGAGCATTTTCTCGGTGACTGATGTCTGCGAGTCAAATTTCTTGAGGTTCTTTATTGCCTTGTCAACTTCCGCCGTAACAAGCACGCGGAGCTCTTCATTTATTTCCGCCATTGTCTTTCTTCCATTTCAGATATGCAGACTTTTCTCTGTCAAATAATTCTACAATATCAAAGACTGCGCGTGGCTCTGCCAGATAACCACAGCCTTGTGGCCAACCATAGTTCTTAATGCGTCCATAGGTTTGAAGTAAGGTGAGGAAATCGTTTGTTATGTATGATTGTATGTTCCTGCGCTTTATCCGCCGGTATCCGGTTTCATTCTCCGGCCAGCATATTGTTTCCTGCATGTCTGCATATTCGGGGCTGTAATCCATCGGCCACAGCCCCGAAAGCAGGATTTGAAATGCTATTCTGTAATCTTTTTTTTTGCTTCTGTAATTGAGTCACTCTGCACTTCGGTGCATATTGACGACACGATTTTTTCTATTCCGTAGGCACGGCATTCAGCAAGTTCTGTCCCGTTTTTAATCTCGCGTACGGATTTTCCTTTGCCTGTGCCAGTTTCAACCTTAAGGTTCCTTATGTAGCCTACGCAGGTTCTAAGGATGTAGTCCGCATCGAAGCGCATCCGCACATGCTCACTCTTAAGCTTTTTTACCACGCGCTCGGTTCCGCCTGGACCGGTCGGCTGGTCGTCCGGATAATATTCTCTCTTTACTTCGATTGATGTAAAATCGCTTCTCTGATAGCCAGTAGGCCGGATTATTTCAACAGAAAGCCTCTCGCTTTCAGGAAGGGAAAGGTTGTCGCCAACGTCAGGGTAGAATTCATACCGTGGTTCTTCCGTAAGTATCATCACTCGCCTCCGTTGTCATTGTTGTCTGGGGAATCGGGATCACCTTCTGGATCTGCTGGAGATTCTGGGGTCTCTGCCTGTCCAGTTGATGAGCCGGAATTCGTTTCCTGTTCAGTGGTGCCAGAATCCTGCTCTGCTGCATCAACAGTAATGGCATCGCGGACTTTGTAATAAATTACGCCAGGATTTGAGCCACCATCGAGGGAGTAGTTGAAATTGAAATTCTGGGCTCCGTCAAGAGGCTTGTCCATTGATATTGAGTCAACTGTTACTGGAAAATGTTCCCACATGGCAGTTTCGCCAACAGTCTCTGTCTCACGACGGCTCATCATGTAATCCTGCTTCTTTTGCTTGGCCGGATAGACTGTAATATGCTCCCCGTCATCATCCGCAATAAGCGTAAACTGGTTGAGAAGTTCCTTCTGCGCCTCACTGTCAGTCTCCACCATGCCGTTTATGGTACCGCTTCCATCCGTGAACGGAGAAACGGTATAAGCTCGAACCCCACTTTCAAGGTTCTCCTGCGTGGTAATGTCAGTTTTGTTTCCGTTTCTGCTGTTGGACACGTCAGATACGAAGCCAATAAGCGTAAGCTCAAGGGGAATAACAGAATCCCCTTCGGCAAGCGCCTGTCCTGGCCACAGATGGATGACATCCCCAGCCCTCAGAGCACGAGCACCTTCTTTTGTCGGATCGGGCTGCGGCAAAGCCGTATTTACACCCACGCTTTTGATTCGGTAAAACCCGAATTTGTGTCCATCTGGAAGAGTGACACCTTCCCCGCCTGAAATGGCCGTACCATCCTTGATTTTATACAGCCGTCCGTCTTTTCCACCTGGTTTCATTTTTATTCCTCCAAAAGTCTTGTAGGTATGTCAATTTCAATGCTGTACGGAACTACATATTCCGCAGGCATCGAGTTTTCATCTTCACTAGGATACACCCACCCTGGCTTCCCATTCCTAGTCCAGTAGGCACGAAGTTTTGTGCCATCCACAACCAGCTGCATGTAGGGCGTTTCAGATTTGTTCATTTTTGTAATTTTACGTTTAAGCCTGACTGTCTCTGACAGCCACTTTGCGTGAGTTCCCGCAGTCCGATAGTCTGCATCAAAAACCAGTTTTTCGTTCCCTTCTCCATTTTCTTCCATGTCCCTAAAAAGCAGGTTGATGTGCGCAGTGTTGTTTGTCGCTTTCTGAGGGAGCAGAAATGTAGGGAATCCCAGAAGCGTTTTTATTTCACCTTTGAGTGTTTCCAAAATTCCTTCAATCGTCATCTTCATTTTCTCCTTTGCAGCGCATCATGCACGGCTTTCTGTATTTCTTTGTTAATAAACTTCTCATTTGCCTCATTTATATACAGGAATGGTCTTGCGGGAATCTTTACACTCTGCTTAATTATGAACAGCGCGAAAGGCTTTCCTTTTTTCTTCTTTGCGCAGAAAACTTTTCCGGTGCGGTAGAAGGAATATCCGTCACCCTTCATTGCCGAGATTAGTTCTCCTGGTTTTTGGGCATTGTACCGCCTCATAAGGGTTCTGGTCTGCTTGGAAGCAGGGAGCCACAGCCCTTTGCCCTTTGTGGCAATCATGCCTCCTGTCTGGTTTATTTTTGCATATTTAAGGTTTGTGCTTGCCGAAGCCCAGTTCTTCCCATTGTGAGGGGAAATGCTGGCCATAAGCTGTCCGTTATCCCTGAGAGTCCCATTTCCCTGCTTGACTTCCTGTGTGAGAGGTGAATTCCCTGGCTGAATGCCCCTGTTAATTTTGCTGAGTGCACTGGAGACAAGATACTTGCTTACCTTACGCATTGCCGGCTCTAAAAGATTTCCATTTTTTAGCCGCTTGGCAAGTTCTCCGACATGGCTCGTTACCTGTACACCCATCACCGCCTCCGTCTGTCCATCGGGCTTTCCCGTCCTCTGGCAACGCAGCCGACGGCGGGTCCTGATGAAGATTCTGCATCAGTTTTTTTTCTAATCGAGCCGAAATAGGTCTCAATCAGAAGCTCGCAGTCCTCAAGCTTTTCCCTTGCCCTGTTCTCCTGCCCGACAAAGGCGAAGAGCTCGTAGAGGGCGTATTTGAGCGTGGCCTCACGGCAGACTTCGTTTTCCTCGTCATACTTGTTGCCCGTGCTCAGGACCATTCCGCCGACTGCAAGCTTTGCCTTGAGCAGGGCGCGTACCGCCACGTTCTCATCTCCGAGCGTCAGGGTCTCGTAGTCCTGTTCGGGGAGCTCAGCTTTCAGGTTTTCCACCGTAAGCTGATGTCTGGCCTCTTCTTCCCCGGTCTCCGTTCCAGTTTCCTGCTCCGTTTCTGTCCCGGGATCTACGGTTGGCTCGACTTCTTCACCAGTTTCTTCTTCGACTTCATCAGACATAAGGGCCTCCTGTCAAAAGCGTATCAGATTGCAGGAGGAAAAAACCGTCTTCTGTGGGCATAAAAAAAGCTCCGGTTTCCCGGAGCCATAGCGTCATTTATATAGCGGGTGTGCCAGACGCATCCCCGCCAAAATCAGTTTAGTTTCATTCAGCCGCAAAAGTGCCGTATGCGAGTCCCTTCACGTTTACCAGCGGGAAAGGCTTGCTCTTGGTGTAGAGCCTCATTCCCCTCTGGCCCTCACCTGTCTCGCTGAAGGAGTAGATGGGCACGGCCGACTTCTGCACCACATCGTCAAGACGCAGGTAGCAGAGTTTCTGTCCGGCATTGAGTGCGCGGTAAAGAACCTCCCTTTCTCCGCAGACGCTCTTTGTGGTCCTCGTTCCGTTCTTGGCGATGTCAACATAGCTGTCGTTGTCCTCAAGAACCTTGTACGGTCCGACCTGAAGCCAGCCGTCCTTGATGTTCTCGCTCTGCTTTGCATCGGCAAGCAGGTCAACGAGCTTCGCATAGACTGTGCTTCCCGCGATGAATTCACCGCTTCCTCCGACACCCTGGTCAGTGGACAGCTTGCGGATCGCGGAGAGTTTCTGAACCGCAATTCCGAGCGTAAGCTGGGATACCTTTTCGGTGAAGCTGCTGCTCTTGACGGTTCCGTAGTTCACCTGGTATCGCTCGAATCCGCTTCCGGTCTTCATCATGTAGTCGATGCTTCCCTTGTGAGCCTGGCAGCAGAGTGCGTTGATGGTGTTGCGTACCATTCCTGCGTGCTGTTCCAGATAGTCGTCGACAATCTGGTTGACTCCCAGATCCGTTGCGCGTCCGAGCTCGTCGATGTCAACGGCGGAAATTTTGTCGTCAATCTCAATCGGCATGGGCACGATGTCGGTAACGTCAGCACCGTGTTTCGGAACAACACCGTTGTCACCGCGAACTACAACAGGAACGTTTCCGTATTCCCTCTTGAGTTCGGTGGCTGAGATGTGGGTGGAGTTCTTGAGCTTCACCTGTGAAAAATATGCGCGTGCGTTTGAGACGTTCTCCGGCTGGGCTGCCACTACGCGCTCAATGTCCTCGCTCTTGATGATGAGCGTATTGTTTAAATATCTTGCCATCTTTCAAAATCTCCTTTTTCCTGCATCAGCAGAAATTTGTCTCAGACCATCCGGCCTGTGTAAGGTAAATTCCGGCGGCTGGAAGTTTTGCAGCGAGGGTGTCGCTTGCAGCAGCTTCCGTAGAGTCCGAAAAATTCAAGAGGCGGCTTCTTACAACAAGACCGTGTACTACAGCTGATGCCTGTACGGTTTCCGTTGTATGTGCGGCCACGTCTTCCAGAAGTACGGCGGTTGGGGTGTCGGAATCTCCTGCCGGAGCGAATCCGCTTACACCGGCCTTCAAGACTGTTCCGGCCTTGAGGACCTTGCTTGATGTCGCAAGGGTCACAACGTCAACGATTGGCGGGTGTCCAGCATGGAGCACTCCGCGGTCAAAGAATTCTTCAACCTTTTCCATTTTTCATCTCCTTAGAGTTTGGCGGCAATCTTTCCCCAGTCGGTTGTCTTGCCGTCAGATTTCTTGTCATTGAACTCGTCAGCGTTGAACTGGCGGGATGTCACGTCATCTTTTTTCGGGGCTGCGATGAGTCCTGAAATAACGTCGCTGAACAGATCCAGGGCTGTCTTGCTGCTCTTGTTTCCGTCCTTGTCGCTGAACTCGAATGATTCAGCTGTTGAGGCGAGAACACCGGCAACCTTCTGAACGCTGTCCTTAAGCCCTGCGGGAATGTCAGCGAACTTGTCACAGACACCTTTTACCACAGCTTCCTTTCTTGAAGCCTCAAGGTCTTCGATTTTCTTCTGCATGTCTGCATATTCCTGGGAATCGGAGAACTTTTCCTTCTTGTCCTCTTCGTCTTTTGCATTCTTCTCGACTTCCTCTTTCAGCTTTTTGTTTTCAGCTTCCAGAGCTTCCATTTTCTTCTTTTCCTCTTCTGTCATGGGAATCTCCTCTGGGATGCTCGCATCCTTATAATCTATTGCGTCGTTGAAGTCGAACACTTCAACCTTGTCGCCGTCTGAATAGCAGCTTTTGACCATGAGCTGCTCAAGTCCCGGAATTTTTGGCGGGGTCGCGCCGCAGATCGCAAGGCTGTGGAGGTAGCGCTTTCCGTCGCTTGCCCTTCGCGGTATCGTAACACTCCAGCCCTTGTAGCAGCCGTTCCCGTCGTCCGAGTCCGAAAACTGCTTTTCAAGTTCCGGGTGAAGTGCTACCATGCCCACAAGAACCTTCTCGCCCCTGTGTCTGGGATCATCGTAGATGCCGTCTATCGCAAGCACGTCACCGAACTTCGGGAAGCTGTCGCCGTGCGCCGAATCATGCCCTATGGAGACCGGGCGGGTAGGCTCGAATGTCTCCACAATCTCCTGCAGGTCCTTGTCTGTAATCTTTGCTCCGTCCTGCCCGAAAGTTCCCGTGCGGCAGAGCTGCCATGTGCGTATCTTTTTCATAATCTAATCATAATGCGTATTGTTGTTTCTACGGCTCTGCGTGTGGAAGTTTTAATTGTGCATCCCTGTCTGGAACTTCCGATATATCCATGAAAATCTGCTTCCTGGCAATTGATGCCCGTTCCATTTCCGCCCTGGCTCCCTTGCTCTGCAGCCAGTCCTTCAAAAAAAGAACCCCATCACATACATCCAGCATTGCTCCGGAAACCCGCATATAATCCTTCCAACTAAACTCAGGAGAGGCACATATCCATGCGGGATTCATAACTGAATGATCCATCATTCTAAGCTTTTCTTCTGCCTTGTGAAATTTAGCCTTATATTCAAGGTCACCTGTAATTTTTCCTGCTATGTATATTTTCATTTTTTCACCCTGCTAATTTCCTCATCAAAAAAAAATCCCTTCCATGCCTGTGAGCCGCTGTTCAGAAGAAAGTCCATCCGTGCCGCTGTTATGCCAAAATGTTTCTCCATATCTTCCATCGTGTTGAAATGGATTGATTTCTGATTCTTGCTTTCTGCGAGCTTGTTGTTAGGAATTGCTATGTACCCGGTCATGTCTGCCCTCCACAATGATTGTGCCACGGAATACAAGAATCACAGCTTTTCTTGGAGGGAGCCGGATTTAAAAACGCGAAATTTAGGGGGTGTTTGAAGAAAGATGAGTAATTTTGCCTTTACAAATTATTCACCGAAATTCACCGCCTTTTTTTTGCGGAAAGAGGGTTTTTGAGATGTTTCGGATGAATAGTTTTTAGAAAAAAATAAAATATCCAGAAAATCAAAAGTTTTTTCCATTTTCAGTAAAAATGTGGTATAATACTTCTATGACAAAGCCAGCGACACTCACATGCTATGACATTTCAGCAGATTCGGAAAAACTTACAAAGGCAAATGATTTCCTTGGGGAGATAAAAAGTATTCTCACCGAGTCAAAAACTGTGTTTTCCCGTATTCGATACCTCTCAGATTTGAACGAAGAGGGAGAATCGCAATTCATATCAAATTTTCAGATATTTGACAATAGTGTTTTTTGTTCTTTCATTTATATGGAGAAAGGCAGTGGTGTGAATATATCAGAAAGTCTTATGAACGCCAAATCCTTTGATTTAGAAGAAGCTGAGGCTGATTCAGATTCTAATATTACAGGACATATCAAAGAATCAACCTATTTCTTAATAACAGACAAATATCTTGTTATGAAAAATTCAAGAGGAATTTCAAAAGAAGATGTCTCAATATATCTGAATTATCTTTTGGAAAACTTGAGTAAAAAGTATAAGGACAGAACTCATCCTCTGTTTTTGAACTATCATATAAGAAAAAATTTCGATGTATCGAAGATCAAAAGTTTTGAGTTGAAAGACGGATATAGAATAAATAAAGAGTCTATAGTGTCAACTGTCACGAAGACACTGGACCTGAACACCATATTCAGTGCAGTTGATATGGAAGGGCTTTCAGTTGAAGATGTCTTATCCGCATCTATTGTTTTCAAAATTAAAAAGCTTCCAAAAGATAACAAAGCAGAAAACAAGAAAATTGCACAAGTGATTTTTGAAGCTTTTAATGATAAGAATGTGCAATTCATGGGAAAAAATCACACACCGATACCTATCGAGAATGCAAAAACAACAAAAGATATTTCTTTGCATTTTTCAAACAACTCTCACTACCCAGATAAGGAATTGTTAAGAAATGATATGATAAACTTCATTTCAGAGGTGAAGCATGAGAACGATTCTTAAAATCCTAAAAAAGAATCTTTTTACCATCCCGTTTTTTATACTATTCTCATTTTTTGACATTAAGCTTAGTTCAGCCACGGAAAATGTCTTTTTTACGGTTTCGGGAATCATTTTTTCTATCTGCATAAGCCAGATTATGAGTTTTGACTTATCAGCTGTAAAAAACACAGAGAAGTATAAACAATTTTCGCAATCCTTGAAAAACATACAAGATTCCTTTTTGGCAGAGTTTGCCTTTTCTTCTTTGGCATTTCTTTCTTTGGCCATACTGGATTCAAAGAAGATTGAATGCTCAAAGAGAATCTGGAAGTTCTCTTTTTCTTTGAATACCGAATTGCAGCTGATTATGATTTTTTCAGTAATTTTCTTTTTGAAGAACTACATTAACCTTTACCAAAAGAAATGTCAAATTGATGAAAAAATTCGTGAAGAAGCGATATGTGATTAAAGAAAAAGCCCCGGAAGTTCGGGGGCTGTGGTTACTCATCATCGGGTAACGTTCGCAGAATCGCCAAAACCTGTTTGTTACTTAATGCAACAACTTTATTGCGAGATTCTTTCATTAAAAGCGGATATCCAGACATTCTACCTTTCGTTTCTGTAGAATAACCAACATAAATATCCTTCCCCTTGTAAGTTGTCAGAAAGCGAGCAGAGGTTCTTCCATGAGCTTTTGAAAATTCAATAAAATTATTCAATGTCATAATCTTGCCTCCAATACATAATCTACCACAGTTTTATTTAAAAAGCAATCAGAAAGATTTAAAAGTTTTATGGTTCCTAATCTGGTTGTGTACAAAAAATCCTTAATTTTGTTACCCGTTATTCGTTGGTCAATTTGAGGATCATATAACATTAATATACCATTTTGTTTCGTTATCATCATAATGTGACCATCTGGCGTAAAATCTTTCCAGTAAAACTCAATGCTGTAATATTTATTGTCTTCCAGATTTTTATCAAACCAAGACAACAATCGTGTCATATATTTTTCCTTTGGCTTTATATACTCTGGGAATTTTCCTGTTGTCTTACTAATTAATCCAATATTTGTATTTTCTGAAAGTGCAAACATTAAGTCGCTTTTTTCATCATAGGGTCTTGCTTGAACATCAAACCCCTCTAAGCGAGCTTTCATACTCAGAACACATGCAGGACAATTCGCAGATGTCGCTGAATGAACTGCATAATGGGGATTTGCGTTTCCATTATCAGCTTCATCAAAGGTCATTGGGTGTCCTCTTTTTACACTGGCAATTTCATTTTCTACCTTTTCAGTTTTCACATTAATTCTTTCCAGTTCCTCGTTGCTATTGTCGGATATTTTTGAATTCCTCTCCAGTCCTTTTATTTGACCGGATCCAACCCCCAGCGCAACCTTAACCGCCTCAATCTCCCCCTGCACACCATAGTGCTTTGCCTGCCTTACCTGGCTCTCAAGCTCGTTCCACCAGCCATCATTTTCAAGCGGATAAGTGCCGAATCCTTTCGCAGGTTTTTCAACTTCCTCAATCTTGCTCCATTTCTCCGGCAATTCGTCTTCATCATAAATAGCACGTACAGTCGAGCGGCAGTTAAAATGCAGGGGTGGAAAATGCGATTCCCAGAAAGGATCATCATAGGGACGGATGATTCCCATGAGCGAATGACATACGTCCGTCTGCCTTGCATCGTCAATTCCTATGAACTCAAGTGCAAGCGGTCTGTCCTCTGCAAAGCCCATGGCACGTCCCGCGTTGTAGGCTGTCTGCACGTTTGTCCTGTAGACGGTCTCCCAGTACCATCCCTGGTTCGGTCCCATCCCCACCTTGTCAAGGATGTCGGTCTTTGTCATGGAGAGGAAGTCTTTCAGCCCCTTACCGTCGTTCACGTTGGCAATCATCTCGGCATTCAGCCTTTCAAGCAGCTTGCCGTCGTTGATTCTGGATGCCGTAAACGCACGGAACCTCATCTTGTCTGAGAGCTTGTTGTAGTCAACTTTTTTTATAACGTCCCGTTTTTTGAGGTATTCCACAGCCTCTGCATAAGGCATGTTCTCAATGTCCTCAGCTGACGGCTCTGCAAACTCGTTCCTGCGGATTCCTGAATCCAAGCCCATCATAACCGACCGTGTGAAAAGTTTCGCCGCCTCACTCATGGCTTTCCAGTCCGGCGGAAGTACCTTGGTAGTCCTGAGAATGTCGGGATTTCGGGAAGCTTCCCTGATGTAAGTCCTGATTCTTTCCGCGTAGCTGTCGGATATGTTGAGCCATGCGGCAGTAGAGATGCGGTCAAGCCGTTTTGCAAGGCTCAGTTCCGCACGGTGAGCGTCTACTGCCTCCTCTGAAAAAAATCATCTTTTCCTGAATCAGAGAAACCGAATGACGGCTGAGCCTTTACAAAAGAATCCTTCTCGTCAACAGGCTGCGGAAGGTGGATTTTGTTATAAAGAGCTTTAAGGCTTACAGGTACGCCACGATCTATTGCGTCGCGGATAACCTCCCACGGCGCGAAGTCCGTTGAGTCAATGTCATATTGCGGGGCAACCTCTCCGGGGAAGTTAAGCTCGATAAAAGCGTTGACAAGCTGCTGGTCGGAAAGCTGGAGCTTGTAGGCATCTCCCTTTATGAGGTTGTCATAAGTCTGGACGTGCGTCTCTCCCTGGGCGTGGGTTCCGTACTGGGCAGTATTTGTAGTGAGGGCCTGGCCCGTAATGGCGTAGGCAATCTCCGTGTCGCAGAGCTCTACGATTTTGTTGAAGTCGTTAATCTGCGAGCTTACAATCTGAATGTCCTTGACGTTGCCGAATGCCCCGGAAGATCCGCTTTCCCAGTTCTGCAAGGCCGCAGTCAAATCAGCCGCGCGTTTCCTTGCTTCCTCCTCACTCTTGGTCTCAAAGATTGCAAGGATTGAAGGAACTCCGCAAAGCTCGGCGGCCATTGCCCAGAACTTTACGCCAAGCTGCTTGAACTTCCAGAAGGCGTAGGCGCTTCTTAAAGATGGACGGCCCCAGACATTAAGCTCCCCGTCGTCATTTCTGTGGATTATGAATTTCCGCCTGTCGCTCAAGACAATGTTCTGGGAAGTAAGGACAGGAACTCCCCATTCACGCTCAACATGCTGGGGAAAGCTCAGTGCAGTACGCGGAATCGGAACGAAGTCAACCGGAACATACCAGCCGCCCCGAAACTCCCAGACAACCTCACAGGCGGCAAGACCGCAGGGGATTGCGTTGAGAAGGATGTTGTTCAGCTTATAGAAAGTGTTGAAGGTAAGGAGTTGTTCGCATGCCTCGTTTACTTTTTTATTCTTGCCCTCGGTGATTGAGCCGTACATCTGCAGGACCTTGTTCTTGCGGTCGATTACAAGAGACTCCACGCGGGCATCATCGCGCATTTCCTCAAAAATGCTCTCCCGTTCCTTAACGGAACCTATCCAGTCCTGCGTGTCGGAGACATAATTCGCAATGCTCCGAAATCCGTTTAAGTCTATTACCCTGCTTGTTACGTTGTTTGTCCTTGCCATAAAATACCGTCCTGTACTATAACGGTATCATATCGGCCTTGATTTGCTGCTTTTCTGGGGACTACCAGAATGAATGCCCTTTCTTTTCTGCAACCGTAAAGCTCGGTGCCGGATCAGCTGAGCATTCCCTCCACGCACAGACGCAGAGCATCGCGGCACTCGCACCGTCTCCGTGCCTCTTTCCCTTGTTGTCCCTGTCTGCCGTTCTTATCGGAGGAATGGTCGGTATTCCGTTTTTAAGTGTGACCAGTGCAAAGTCAGCCTTCAGTGTCTCGTCATCAGGAACGGTAAAATCCATGCTCTCCAT